TTAAATCCTCCTGGCTCATATCCTCATCTTGATTAGTAAGCGGATTCTTTTGATTCTGCTCTACAGATAGCCATTTCTTAGCTATAGTACTTCTATTCTTTGAGCCTACAGGCCTACCTTTAGGATTACCAGATTGCCCTTTTTGGAATGGTATTAAATTCTCTTCATTAGCCATAATTACATTGTTAAGGTTATTCCAAACTGAGTACCTTTTCTTTTTACTTTGGCGATCATATTCGGATACATTTTAATTAATTTTTTTATGCATTCCTTCTCTATAGATACCGTACGATAATCTTTGCATCCTCCCTCATCAGTATAATGATGATTGGCCCAATATAGATATCTTACTCCTAATAACCCTCCTTTCTCTTTAATATGACGTAGGCATATCTCGTAATCTTCCTTTACTTTAAACTCTTCATTGAACATATACTCTCCATCATTTACTATTCCCATGATGCTACCTAATGCATACGTCTTAAACATGAATGGCTTATAACTATATGCACTCTTTGTAGAATGATCTGTAGTAACTCCCCATATCTTGTAATTCATTTGCTCAGTAATATCAAAGTACTTATTGAACTCATCTAACCAGAAGGCTCTATCCTTTAGATTAACATGCTCTACTTTACGCTCATATCTTTTAACATATGCGCTTTTCTTTACATCATCATCAAGCATTACTACTCTCTTCTCATTCGTGTTTTTGAGGATGTAATTTCTTGTAGCAGTAATACCCTTTACCTCTTTAGGAACGCCTACCACATTTTCAATATAACTATACTGATGCACCTCGCTCTCTGGTACATAAAAGGTACATGCATCCTTGAATATTTTATCAGTAGATGTACGGCCAGCTCTGCTCTTACTTGGTATCGCTATCAGCATATCTCTTTTTAAAATCATTCCACCATATAACCCTTTCTATACTTGAGGAATCAAATGCGCTTCCTTGCTTATATCCTCCATTGCGTACAATCTTTAATTTTAACTCTTCCTTCATCTCTTCCCATTCCAGGCTATTAGGATCAGCCATAATTAAGATATATTCTTTAGGAGGCTCTAATTGTACGCTCTGCTCTAATTCTATCTCTTCATCATCCTCTAACTCATCTATCTTTACATCCATAGGCAAATCTAATCCCCAATCTTCTAACTCCTCTGCATCCCATTCATTAGCTAAATCATCCCAATCCCATTCTCCAAATCCTACATTATCTTTTATTATAAATTCTCTCTGTTGCTTCTCTGTTAGCTGGCTTGCTTTTAGAATGTAAACTTCTTTTAATCCAGCCTCTTGACATGCTCTTAATCTCATATTGCCTCCGAGTACAATATTATCTTTATCTACTACTATAGGCCGTATCTCTAACATCTCTGGAAATTCTTTAATAGACTTTACCAGCTTTTTGAATTTATGATCCTTTATTAATCTTGGATTATTCGGATTCGTTTTTACCTGGCTTATCTTTACCTTCTCCGCTTTCATTGGTTATGCTTATATGATTCGTGTTTTTGTATATTACCTCTACTTGCACTCCAGAACTTTCAAACCTCTCTCTTATTTCTTCTATTCTCTTCTTATGCCTTACTGGATTGCCTACTATCTTAATCGCCATAAGCCTCATATACTTTATGCATGCGATTCATTATATCTCTGAGGCAACTTGAACAAGTAGTAAATTGCTGGCGAGCATTAAATACTCTATTGTATATTACTAACATCTCTTTCTGCTCTGTAGGCTTCATTACTCCCTTATTACCTTTAAACCATTCATCGAGCCATTTGTATTCGTCTTCCTGTAGGCAATCTGCTTTAAATCTACTTGGGAATAAGTTATTAAGTTTCTCCTTTCTCTCATCGCATCCGCAATCATCTCCAGCTAACCACTTAACGGCTTTCTTTATTCCTGTAGCTTCAGTAATCTTTTCTACGACATCTCCTAAGCCTTCAGCTTTTTGGGATTTCTTCCATTGCTTGTACTCTTTAGAGCGCTTATCTAAAGCCTCATAATAATTTACATCTTTCTCCATAATTTTAAATTAATTCGTAATCTTCATTTATATAATCTTCATAATCCTCTGCACATTTCTCTCTTAATCTTTCTTTACTTTTCTTTATGCTATAGAATATAGTTTTTGTACTTATTCGTGTTTCTGATGCTATCTTACGCATGCTCATACCAGAATCTCTATACAATTGGAATAACCTTCTATCAAAGTACTCCCATGTATTCATCTCCTCATTGATCTTTATTTCGAGCTCGTACTCTGCCTGGCCCTTACTGATATAATCATATTCTACTCCCATATTTTTTAAAACCTCCTCAGATACCTTTTGTAATTTCTTTTGCTCCTTTTGTAAATCATAAACAATACACCTAATAATTAAAAAGATGTAACTCATATTTACATCTCCTTTTTCATTCACTAATCTCTCTGGATCGCCATGCTTCATTATTTTGATGTACATCTCCTGTACGATATCCTCAGCCATAAACTCCTCGCCAAAACTTCGGACCATCCTAAGATAATCTTCATGGTATTTAGCAACTTGATTAATCCATTTCATGACCGTACTCTAACAAATGTAGTTAATTTTTTTTACTAAATGTATAACGTACTTATCAACTAAGAGTTGTTAATAAAAAAAGCAGAACCCACAACAGCTCTGCTTTTAAAGTTTTCTACACGAAAACAAGATTTAGACAAATATAATAAAAAAAGGCGCACATTTCTGCACGCCTCCTCAACAATTATTAATCTAAAGGTTAAAACACCTTTTGCAAATATACACTAAAAAGGTAAATCATCTCCTCCTCTTGCCATTTTTGCATCATATTTAGCATCTTCATTGCCTCCAGCCTCTACTTCTGCCTGGTAAGGCTTGCTAAATGTAGCACTAAAGTATTTAGTACCATTCTTAGATTCATTTACCCATAAAGCTACATCCTTCTCTACTCCATCGATTACTGCTTTGCCTTTGTAGTCTGGTTGTGAATCCGTCTTTTTGTAGTTGTTTTTAAAGATTACTCCTGTGTTTTGTTTTGTTTCCATTTGTTATTTATTTTTATGTTCGATTATAATATCTATAGCTTGTTTAAATCCTTTTAAAAAAGGATGCTCTTCATCATTATTGAATATCAGTCTAAGCCTATCATATTGGAATGATAATTCAACTTCAATATCTACTGGTTCCGTAATTGGTTCTAATGGTTTACAAGGCATATTCTAAGTTTTTAAAGATTGCTCCTGTGTTGTTTTTCTTTTCCATATCTATTTATTTATTATTTCCTTTTCTATTTCATTTAAGGCTTGCTTATACTGCTTTTTGATATCCTCATCGCTGGCATTAGGATTATACATTCTCTCTACTCCTATCTGATGCTTTTCGATAATATTCCTAACCATCCAGCTAATGCTTTTTTTAGCGTATAAGGCCTTGCATGTTTTCTCCAGTAACCTCTTCTCTGCTTTGGTTACCCTTACATTGATATTCTCTGTTAATCTCATTTTAATTGATTTATTATTTCATCATAATATACTCTGCACTCTTTTACTCTATCATAGATAGCCTTTACTATATCTTTATCATATCTTACATCAAAAGTCTTTATTCGTTTTTCCATAGGTATATGATCAAATACATGCTTAGCCTCTACCTCCGCCCTTAACTCATCGCTCTCATCAATTAAATGATGCTTCCAATGCGCTCTCCTTATCTCATCCTCTACAATATCATAAGGCGTATTTACTAAACAATAGGCCAGGATAGATTTCCGCTTACCTGTCAAAGCCATGTATCCCTGTAGCTGGTACATGTAGTCCTTATTAGGTATCTCCTCTGCAAAAAATGGGAATGTAGATGCATCGTATGAACTCTTTACATCAAGCAGACAGGTATCCGTGTTTACATCTGGAGTACCTGTAAGAAAATCATTTTCAAAGAATTCCGTATTCTTATACATAAATCCCATATCTAAAACATCCTGTGCAAGATCAATAGATTCTCTTTCTACCTCGTTTCCTTTATCCGTGTATCTGCTGGAGAACTCTTTGCGTATTCCATACACCTCTTCTAATGCTAACTCCTCAAGATAGCTTTTGCAAGTCTTACTCAATACTTCGGACTTGCTTCGGCTATTAGTCATTATTTTGCCAATAGCACTACATCTAATCTTTAACATATTAATATCTTAAACTTACTTTATTCCTATTCCTATAATTATATACCTCCTCAATATGCATTATATATTGATCTACGCTCGTGCAATCATGCAAAAGATTAGGTTGATTTTCTAATTTAGATTTAAAATAATCAAAATCAAAATTCTCTCTTCCTAATAAACGTATCATTGCATAAACAAAAGAGCGTCTTTTCCATCCTGGATAAAATTCTTTTATCATTAAAATCTTATCTGCATATTCACAAGCCTTTCGATATTGTGTTACTTTAAATGTTCCTAATGAAAACTCCTTACCTATTCCTTTAACATGTTTACCAGCTAAAAGTAATTGGCATTCATTATGCCCTAAACCATATTTGTTTTTGAAATCTCTATAAGCTAAATAATGTTTATTTCCAAGATCACAATATCCATTTAGATAATCATCTGCATTCCAATTTTTTGAATTCTGATTTAATATCTGGACTTCCTTTAATCCATACCCATCTAATACTATATATCTAATGGGTAATTGTAATTGTTTGCATGCCTCATATCTATGCTGACCATCTATTATTTCCATTTTTTCATTCACTATAATAACGGTAAATAAATAATCTGATTTCATGCTTTCTTTTAATCTTTTAACATGTAATCTATTTACATTCCTATTACCATCTAAACTCGTGAACAACGAATAATTTGTTGTTAATTGCACTTGGTTACTTTGCTTTGCCATTGGTGCCTCTTTCATTTTAAACATATATTTATTTTATATTGGTTACTAATTCTAAAGCTTTGCTTTGTAATGGACTTAATGCGAATTTTGATGTAATCTTATCCTTAGATATCTTACCCTCTTGCAATGCTTTTAATGCATCCTCAAAGCGCTTTGTAGATAGCTTCTCTTTTTTTACTTCGCTTTTATTATGCGTATTAGTAGCATCTGCGTCTTTTGTGTCGTCAATCAAAAATAAGCCGTTCAAAGCATATTTCCGAGCATAAGAACTACTGCTCCCGAACGACTGCGCTATATCCATTCCCTTACGCGTTGGATCAATACCAGCTTGAGCCTTTACTGCTTGCATCTTATTGCCATCTGTAATCATTGCAGTAGCTTCTACATACATATAACCAGCGGCCTCTTTAACCTCATCAGTAAGATTTAATACCAGGCCATTAAGCAATGGCTTTACTGCCTCCATAATATCCTCACATGATCTGTAACGGTAATTGCCAAATTTATTATACTGATTTTTTGGCGCTTTCAGTTCTTGCTGGATAATCGCCAGCCTCGATATAAGTGTTTCCTTCATAACATTAATTTTAATTGTTTTACAAATATAACTATAATTATCTATTTAATTAGTTTTTCTACGGTTAAATTATAGCAATCTCTTGAGGATATCCAATTATTTAGTATATCCAGCTCTCCCTTTTTAACAAAATAACATTCATTAAAATAATCCTTTTTGCTCTTCCATCCTAAAAACAATATTTTCTTTTGCTTAGGATTATATGAATAGAAGGCATACCAATCCACATTATAA